AGCATTTGTGTTACACTTGCTGCAACTCTGTTGTTTATATTGGCACATAGGTATACTTGGTTAGATGCTGTTGTAGTTTGTCCTGTCTCATCTACAAACCCGATAGGGTAGCTTGTGATGTTTAATGTAGAAGGCGAGTAAAAGATAACTGGTGCCCCTATATAAGGGTTTCCCTCTTTGTCAATACTTTTACCTACTAGAAAGTTAGTAATGCCATTGCTAGTATCATCTAGCTTCTGGTAGCGCATTATTTCAAATGCGTTTTGTGCAGTTAACTCCCCACCATCAAATGTAAAGTCAGCCCTAATATCACCATACCCTACACCACCATTAGTAAGCCTATGGTTACGCATCTCATAAGTATCGCTTTCTTGGTATTTAAGGGATATGCGTTTATACAACTCAGGCTTATTCACCTTAAGCGTATTAGCATCCGTGTATTGCGTAATATCATAATTAGTGCCTAAGGCATACCAATCATCAAGCGGCTCTACAATAAACTTAGTACGGCTTGTAGGCTCAATTACTAGGTTAAACATTTTTACAAGCCCAGTAATAAAATCATACACCTTCTGCTCAGGCATTTGATTACTCATATTGACATTTGTAGCAAATGTTTGAGTTGTTAATCTCTCGCAGGTGAATATGAAATTATTTCCAAATAATGTTCTGCCTTCACAAATTACCTGACCAAGTGTTATAGAACTTCCATCCCAATCAGCAGGAGGTGAGAATCTCATCTGTACCTTATCTCCACCTTTCAATCCAGATATGTAAACTTGCTGAAAAGAAACCTGTCCTGAATGACTGCGGCTTGTGTTATATACTCCATTAACAAAGAAATGTACCTGATAATCATCAGCAGATAAAATTGAGTACTCCCATATGATACCACTATTACCAACTGCATTAGTAGTCGTGTCATCACTTAAATTAAAACTCCCTGTCTTAGCAGTGAAATCAATCTTCTGTGCTGTAAAGCCATTCTCCTGCCCCTTAAACATATACCCCTCTCTGCGGTGGCACCACATAAACAAGTCTGTAAACTTGCTATCGCTAAAAAAGGTGCTTGTAAAAGTAATGCCGTACTTAGCCTCAATAGCATCTATAATGCGTGCTAGCTTAATAGCTGGCTTTAACTCATAGTAATTTAGGCCGTGATTATCGTTTTGGCTATGATAAGCTATGTCTAGTGGGTTGTGGTCGTTAGGTGCAGAGTCATAATGCCAATCACCTACTGGTGATATTAAGGGATATATAATGTTACCAGAATTAAGAGGCGTTGTGCCCTCCATTGCACCCCTAATTACTGCACCATCATAAGCGTGGTCATATGCTGATAAATCAAGGTCAATTAACTCATCCTCACCAAACAAGTCCTTAAGGTTTACCCCTGCGCTAAAAAACACTACCTCATAGCTAGATGCTTTGCCCTGCTCAAGGTTTACACCTAGCAGCTCAATGGTACCCTCTCTAAACAACTCCTTGTCTAAAAACAAGGTAGCATCCTGCCTTAGGCTGGCTTGAAAGCCGCCACTGACATCGGCATTGTAATAGTGTTTAAATGCTGCATTGTTAGCTGCGCTTGCAGGTACACTAAAGTTTTGTGTAAAGTCAACAAACAGCTTACTAATATCCTTAATGTTCTGGATGTTTAGTGTTATGCTGATGTCCTCATCTTTGTAGGTGTCTAACCTATTTGAGCCAATGTATATCTCTATCATAACATTGCATTCTCAGGTGTTGCAAACTCAACCTCTATAGTGTAGTTGATAGTCTTATCGTTAATGTGCTTTTGCATTAACAGAGACTCAGTATTAACCTTAACAGCCCTAAACTCTTGGGCTATAGTGTAAGTGTCTTGCACCCTTGTTGTAGTCCTGTTAATTGTCATTACCACATACTCACTCATCAGCAGTTGCTCAATGGTGCTAGATGCAGCCTCCTCTACAAAGCCAGTATTTAAGGTTAGTGTCTTATTTGCGTTATGGTTGTATGTGCGCTGGCCTCTTGCTTGTGTGGCCCAAGTGTAGCCACTAGCACCTGCACTACCCACAACAGCTCTGTATGTATCCTTAGTTACATTTAAGTTGGTTGTACTAGCCTTAAAGAAGGTAAGCGTATCCCACATGCCATATCTGTTAATATACTGCAGTTGAATAGGAGCATACTTCATCTCGCATTGGTTGTAAAACCTCCTGCTATCTACTACCTCATCTGCTGAGTCTAAAATCTGTACATCCCACCAATCCAATAAGCGAGGTTCTGATAATCCTAAGCCCTCTGTAAATATGTAGTTAGATAGGTTGGGTATTCCCACAGGGAATAACAACACTCTATCCTCTGCATCCTCACCAGTTTGATTTGTAACTACTACCTCATCATTAGAAGCATCTGAGCCTACTAGCTTTATCTTTACTACATCAGTTTGGTAGCTACTACCTACATCGCCTAAATAGATAGGCATATTGTAGGTATCAAACTCATAAAAGTATTTATCTAAGTTGTCCAGTAGTATTGGCTGTGCAATATCCTTATTTGCCCCATCAGTAAAATGCGAGTAACCATACACCGCTAGAAAGCGTGTGGTAGTACCTGTATCATTTACCACATTAGGGTCATCAAAATACTCAATATCATAATCTACCTCAACCCATATTAAGCTATCTGGGGACATTGTAACAAAGTCATCGGTATCTAACTTACTTACCTGAGGCGCAAACTCCGCCTCTAGTAATGGTGCAATATCTGCAGTAGGGTACACATCAACAAAGCCAGAGGTTCTATCAATGGTGTAGATAGGTGTAGCAGGCCTAACATCCTTGTCCCCTGTCCAAGCATAGACCTCTAGTTTGAAATAATATATATCACTTGCTGATACGCCTGTGCCATTCCAAGTTATTAGGATTGGTGAGCGTGTGCCTAGTAAACCTGTGGGACTAATTACTGCCATCTTTGTACTTCTTGTTTAGTTCATCTATTGAGTATTCCATAAACTCAACCACATCTAAAGCATACGCCTCAGCAACCTCATTAGGTAGCTTGCGATAGCCTAAGTTAAATGGCCTGCTGTAGAAGTTGCTTGGCTCAATGCCATTTCTACCTATACCACCTACTATGGCCCAAGCCGTTTGGTCGTAAGTCTGGAACTTACCCCTGTTATCTCTGAATTGTATCCTGCGGTTCTCAACCCATTCCCTAATAGGTGAGAAGGGTGGGTTTTTACCTGCCTTACGGCCCTTATCTACCCACTCCCCATATTCCTCCATCAGGAAGTCAAAAGAGAAGCTGCTAGGCATAGCCTTTACATCATACCCTAGTGAATCGTAGAGGGTTTTGGTAACATTCTTTTTCTTGCGTGTTAGGTTCCTTCTGGACTCCTTAACAAGGTACTTACCAAACTTTTCTAGGGCCTTCTTTGTATTCTGCTGCTGCTGCATTTAGCAGATGTTGTTAGGGTTAATGGTCTCTATCTCAAGTGTTACTTTCCACCCACACACATTAGCCTCCATATCCTCATCAAAAGGCTCAGCTACTGGGTCATTAGTTAACCTAAAGTAAGCATCGTAATCTGTACCCCTGCGGAAGGTTGCTAGGAACTCGCTTATAGTAGCTAGTGTCCTGTGGTAAATATCCTGCTTCATCATATTGCCCTGAAATAAATCCTTTGGCCCCTTGCTGTAATCTACCACATCCATTACCAGTAAGTCAAACTCATAGGTAATAGTGCGCTCCTCTAGCACTGCGTTGCCAGTAATAAAGTGTGCCATAGGGTACATATCCTGCTTCCTGAAGTCTACATCAAAGATGTTTCCCCAGCTCACTTGGTTTATTTGGTCGCTACCCTCTGCTGCTGTGTGCAGCGCCTCTGTAATTTGATAATATCCCTTCTTCATATAATTAAAAAACCCTATTGCATAAAATTAAGATAAAAAAAGGAGGGCCACCACAGCCCTCCTAACCAAACCAGTGTAGTAACCACACTACACACCCAATATATTTTCGTAATCATCATCGCAAGTACAGCTTGCCTCCTCACACTCATGGCAGCAGGAGCAAGTCCAGCTATCATCTACATACTCAAAACAAATGCCGCACTGCTGTGCTTGGTCATTCTGGTAATCCATTAACTCTCTATCTAGGTAATCCATTATACCGCTACACTTTTAATGTTATCAACTACATAATCATATAATGCTACCCAAGCAAGTTGCGTAATGTTATCAATGGGGCCTAAATCATTATCCTGCCAATCCCAGTAGCGCAATGCGCCTATTATATCTAAGCAGTCTGTGTAGTACATAACTGCGTTATCTATCTCGTGGTGTATGTACTCCCACTTATCGCTAGGGTTGTCTGTTTTAAGGTTAGCCTCTAATTCGTTTAAAAAATCTTGTTCATCAAATGTGCTCATTGCTCTTGTGTTTAGTGGTTATTTACTTAAAAGCTGTATCGTTTGTACAAATTGGTCTGCTGTGATTTGCCCTGAGTTGTAAAGGTTTTGCAGGTCTTGCAAAGTTTGTTGGTTTATAGTTTTCATTGCTCTTTTATTTTAGTGGTTAAAGTGGGAGGGTTGCCCCTCCCTTTGGTTATTTATTTGAAACAATCTTTTTTGTAAGGGTTGCTCATCATTAGACCCCATTGAGTCGGTATAAAATATGCGTGTTGCCATCTTTTACCACCAGAATTGGCTATATAGTAGTAACTAAAAACTTCGTAAACTTGACCATCTAAATTTTTGTGTTTCAAACCAGTTGGTCTGCCCCCGTCAATTCTTTGTAAGTTATATTGAGCGTTGTGTAGTTCAATCTCTTTGCCTTCTGCTTTGAATTTTGCAATTTCGCTAATTAACATCTCTCTCTGTTGTTGTAGTGTAATTGTAGTTTCCATTGGGTGTTGTTTTAGTGGTTATTGTTTCAACACTCCAAAGGAATGAAAATTTAGTTATTGACAAAACTTTCTTAATAATTATTTTGATTTTTTTTTGAGAGGGCCTTTTCTACCTCAAGTTTATCTATCTCAAACTCTAAGAATGTAAGGCACTGCCTCAGGGGCAGCGTTGTTATTTCATCAACCTTGAGTAGATTCCCTCCAGCGATTTGATAGATAGCGCTATACCAGCCCCACTTTCTAGAGAAGTTGCTTTGGATGTCGAGCGTTGGCTCTCCATCTCCTGCTGGCTCCCCAAAGATTGTAGGGTAGCTATCTGCAATTTGATTTCTAAACGATAAAAAAAAAGCAGGCAACCTAAGAAAATGTCTGCCCCTAACTCCTGAAATGTTTGTCCTGTGTGCCTATCAGGCTCATAAGCCTCTATACTATGCCTACCATACATCTGCTTGGTAATAGGTCTATACAATACACCTAACACCTTTTCAGCATACTTATAAGGCTCCTTTAGGTATTCCTCCAAGTCAACATACTCACCTAAACTTATATCCTCTAGTTTTGGGTGGAAGCCGTACTCTACGCCCCTATGCTTAAATGTTTTTACAAGTGCTGGTTTCTCATTTAGCACTACAGCCAGTTGCTGCTGTATATCCTCCAAGTCTACCTTACGCATACCCTGCTGCTGTGCAGGGGTTAGCCCACAGAAATGGTATACCGCTAACTCATCACTAGTATCCTCTGTAGTCATTAGCATAAACTTTTTATAGCGCTCCAATGTGATGTCGCTTAGGCTTTCTGGTATTGTAATGCTAACGGATTGTGTATCTCCCATAATTCGGCTTGCTTAGTTTATTCCATACCCCATAACGCAGGGCATCTATTGCGTGGTTGTATTTGTCTTCAGGTTTATTAAGTAGGTTGCCATTCTTATCCTCAAGCCACTTATAATTCTCCATCTCTTTAGTTAGGTTGCTGCCATTTACATGCAGCTTGTAGCGCTTAAGCATATCAATACCTGCATTAACACTATCGGCACCCTTAGCAGTAGGCTTAACATTAAAGCCCATTCTATGTAACTCCTCAATACTTTTAGGCTCACTACTATCAGCAAATACCTCATCATACCTGCCTACCTCAAATTTAGTAAACATTTGTGATAAGTCCTGATTAGTTAGGTTAGTGCTATAAAGCACTTCCTGAAAGTACAGGTTATCGCCCCACTGGTAGCAGGCTACTAATGCACTAGGGTCATTGGTAAAACCAAAGTCAAGGCCATAGGATAGGAACTTAGCTTGTGGTGGCAACTGCTGGTAGGTAGTAAAC